CCCGACGGGTGCGGTGTAGATCTCGAATCCTGCTGCGATGAGGATCGCTTCCGGGGTTTCGACTGCCATTTTGGGGCCTCCTTGAACGGCAAAGCCCCGCCGGGCTTCGGCGGGACTGATGGTTTTCACGCTCCGACCGGAGGCCGGCGGGTGATCTAGCTGGAAGTCAGGTCGGGCGCCGGATGCGCCATCACCACCGCGTCGAAGCGGCCGCGAGCCTTCGTCTGCTCGTCAGGGTCGAACCCTTCGGTGATTCCGCCTGCTTCCACAGACGTCACGACACCGGAGACACCGGTGAAGTGATAGATGCCGGAGAAGCGCTGGACGAGCGCTGCACGGCAGGTTTCGGTGACTTCGAACGCCACGGCGGCGGTGTCTGCCCAGGCGTCGACCTGGAACAGTGGGGCGTCGAGCCAGTGGGCGAACCGTGTTCCGGCGGTGCCGCCGATGCGGCGCACCCGCACAAGCGGGAACGTCTTGCTGTTCGGCAGGATCGTGTAGACCCGGTCGTCGACGAGGTCCGCCACTTCGTCCTGGGCACGCAGGAACGCCGAGGTGAGCGCTGCGGTGTTCGGCAACAGGACGAGACTCATCGGGGTTCGAACTTCCCGTGCTCGGCGGCGGCACGACGGATCGGCGCCTGCGGCGCGTTGTTGATTGACCCGAACTCGATGATGTGCGCGGCGACGTCGTGGGCATCGACGCCGACGCCTCGGTCGTCGTCGAACGTCTGGACCTCTTCGGCGTAGTGCCCGGTGTCCGGGTTCACGTTGTGGCGTGCGTCGATCGCCATGTGCTCGGCGACCTTGAGTCGATCGTCGTGCGTGGCGTGATCGAGGACGACGTCAAGGTTCGCTGCGGGCACGAAGCGGCTCACGTCACCCTCCGCACCGTGGCCTGCACGTGGGAGAACTGCTGAGCCCGCGGGTTCCACTTGCGCTCCGGCGGCCCGACCAGTTCGTACTCGTCGTTCTGGTCGTCGATGAAGCGATCCCAGCCAGTGACGGCGGTCCCTGACGGCAGATAGAGGCTCCATGCCCCGATCTGCCAGTTGTCGGGGTCGCCGGCCTCGTCGCGACGCTGCTGCTGCAGCTCGTAGCGCACCGTGGTCTCCACCTCGGTCGGTTCGACGTTGCCGTACACGTCCGTCGCGTCGCCGTCGGCGACCGTGACGATCTTGCCGAGGCGGGTCATCAGGTGCTCGGGCGTCCTCACGGTCCGATGCCGATCGTCCGGACCCGCTGGGTGTACCGGTCAAGGACTGCCCGTTCCGGCAGCAATAGGCCGAGCGCACCGGATGAGGCCGCGGCACCGGCCGAGTAGCTCCAGTCGCCGAGCTGTTCGCGTGCGGCGCCCGTGTCCTGTGGGGCGGTCCCGTAGGCCCTGCCCGCGACCTGGCAGACGACGGCGACAATATCGTCGGGGATGGCGTCGAACCCGTGGTCGTAGGTGACGTTGACGGTGCGGATCGGGCTCGTCCACGGCTCGAAGCTGAACGAGTCGAGGTTCACCGTGACGTGCACGGTGTCGATGCCGTCGAAGGTGAACAGGAGCTGGTTGTCGTTCAGGTCCGTGACGGCGTCGACGTCGTGAACGGGGAGCTGCCCGAGCCGAACCTTCCGGTCCGACGGCACCCGCACTTGGGCGGTGGTCGTCGCCCGCACGAACTGCTGGCCCGTGTACGAGATGACGGCGGCGGACGCATCGGCGAGCAGCGCGAGTGCGCGCTCGCTCTCGACGGTGATGCCCATGCGGCGAGTGAGATCATCCGGGGTGGCGAGCCTCGTCGTCATCGTTCACCTCCTGCGAGCAGTCGAGAGTTGGCCTGCTGATCAGGGTTCGTCGGGTCGCCGGCGTGCGGGTGCCACAGGTGGACCGCGGGCCCGTCGACACGGAGCACCGGGCCGAGCGCTGCGCCGGCCGCGTCGGCGAACGCGAAGTCCTCACAGCCCCAGTCGACGTACCGCTCGTCCATGCCGCCAGCCGCCCACCAGCACTCCGGCGTGATGGCGAGCACCCCGCCGACCGAGAAGTCGACGAGCTCGTCGATGGGCTCGAGCGCGAACGGGTCGGCGCCGCCGAACGCCTCGACCGTGCGCGCCTTCGACAGCGGCCGGTACCGGTTGAACCCGATGACCAGCCGGTCCGACGACAGGGCGAGCTCGGCCGCCTCGAGGTACGCAGCGGCGGGCAGGACCATGTCGGCGTCGTGGAGGATGACGACGTCGGCGTCAGCGCAGCGGACGGCGAGGTTGCGGGACCCGGCCCGGGAGAAGATGTCGGCGCCGTTGTCGTACGGGACCGGGTCCAGGCCGGCGCCGCGTAGGTGGATCTGGACGTAAGCGAACGCCTGCTCGCGCCACGGGTCACCGGCCCGCCACGGGATGCCGACGTGCACCCTCACAGCCGGTCCAGCCAGGAGATGAAGGACTCGAACCCGGCCCGGTAGGACCGCTGCGGCCCGGGCCCGTACAGGTCGTCGTAGCGGGCGTTCGAGCAGTCCCGAGCGAGCACACCGGTCGGCTCCGCCGGGTTCGTCACGATGTCAGCGTCAGCCCCGACGATGTCCAGGCACAGCTCGGCGATCTCCCGGCACGTGACCGGGCCCGCGGCCCCCACGTTCACCGGCCCGTCGTAGCGGTCCGCGGTGGCGATCGTGATGATCCGATCGACCGCGTCGTCCACGTGCAGGTACGAGCGGAGCTGCGACCCGTCGCCCCACAGCTCGAGCGTGCCGGACGACCGTGCGGCGAGCGCCTTCGTCGCCACCGCGGCGGGGAACTTCATGCGCCGTCCCTCGTGCTCCTGCAGCGGCCCGAACACCGTGTGCAGGACACCGACCCGGGCGCCGGGCACCTTGCCCATGATCCGCAGCCCGTGGAGCTTCTCCGCCCCGTACAGGGCGTCGGGCGTGCCGTGACCGATCAGGTCCTCGGAGAGCGCCGGCGCTTCCCCCGGGGTCTGCTGCAGCTCGACCGGGTACGCGCACGCCGACGACGCGTAGAACGTGGTCGGTGTCTCGTGCGCTTCGACGGCCTGGGCGACGTTGAGGGTGATCTGACCGTTGACGAGCGAGGCGCCCAGATCGGCGTTGCTGTGGAAGTAGCCGACGCCGCCCATGTCGGCCGCCAGATGGAACACGAGCTCGGCGCCGACGATCGCGCGGACCGTCTCGGCGAGCGACGTCAGGTCGGCTCGGCGGCACATCACGTCAGGCCGACGCCACGACGGAAACACGGTGTCGACCGCGGTCACGTGCGCGCCGAGCGCGTACAACCGGTTGCACAGGTTCGCTCCGATGAAGCCGCCGCCGCCGAGCACGACGACATGCCGGCCGGTCACCTGCTGATCGAGAACCACAGGTCCCTCCGGGAGTCGTAGAGCTCCGAGTCGGTGTCGATGGCCCGCATCGTCTTGCGGGCCGTCGCGTCGACCTCACCCTTCGGTGACCAGGCGTTCAGGTGCTCGACCACAGAGTCGAAGCACGGACGGAACCTGGCTCGCATCTTGGCGGTGCCGATGAACTCGGTGTCGGTGTACTGGTGGTCGTAGCCGTCGAACATGAACGATCCGGGCCCTTGGTCGACAACACCGCCGGTCTCGTCGAGGTAGCGGCGGTCGACGAGGCAGTGGGTGGCGTGCAGGCCGGCGGTCACGTACGGGTTCAGCAGGTCGTTCGTGCCGACCACCTGCACCCAGCCGTCCATGAGGGCCAGCGCGGCGGTGTCCCACCCGGGATGGAAGTTCAGGTCGTCGGCGCCGGCGAACACGTACTCGGCCGGAGTGGCCCGGTACGCCGTCGTGATCGCTCCCGAGTAGTTGGGTCGGCCCTCGTTCACGACGACGTCGACGTCGAGCTCCGCGGCGGCTGCGATCGACTCGACGTCCTCGGCCTCGACCGCGAACACGACCCGGTGATCGGTCTCGGTGTTCTCGGTGATGTTGGCCGCCACCCGGGCGAGCCGGTCGGCACGCCCGAAGGTGGGGATGAGGACGGCGATCACGCACAGGCCTCCACGTAGTCGGCGAACCGGTCGAGGTCCGTAGCGGTGTCCAGTTCGGCGGCCCTGGCGAGCGCCGCAGCGGACCGGCGGGCGTACTCGTCGGGGTCGTCCAGGCGTCGGATAGCGCCGACCCAGCCGGCGAGGTCGTTCCGGTCGACGAAGATGCCGGCGTCGCCGAGCGACTCGACCAGGCCAGGTGTCGGGTGTGCGATGACGGGGATCCCGGAGCACATAGCTTCGACGCCGGTCCGACCCCACGTCTCGGCGATCGACGGCATGAGGAGCACCCGGGTCCGGCTGTAGACGTCTGCTGCCATGTCGGTGGTTGTCGGGACCATCTCGACATTCGGGTCGGCCGGTATGCGTTGGCGGCCGTAGCCGCCGCGCACGCCGAGGAACTTCCGTTCCGGCATGGCTGCGACGATCAGGCGAAACAGGTCGCCACCCTTCTCTCGCGAGAGGTTGATGAGCGTGACGTGGTCGCCGGCGGTTGTCCGGTAGATGGCGGGGTCGACGTGCGGGCGGACCACGATGCCGTTACGGCCAGCCCGGGATGACTCGCTGTTCCACACGACCGGCCCCTCGCTGTCGTCCACCTGGTCCGGGGTTCCGTGCACCATCAGGACGTGCGGGATGTCACGCTTGATGCAGAGCTGTCGGACGCCGGAGGTGGTGTCGCCGTGGTGTGAGACGACGGCGTCGTAGCCGGCGACTGAGCGGTCCCATCGGCCGAGCACCCGCACGTCACCGTGCATGTAGTCCGCTGGGGCGAACACGGTGCGGACGTGAACTTCATGGCCCCGTTCGGCGAGGCGTTGAAGGCACTCGTGGGTGGAGAGCCACGCCCCGACCCGCGACGACGGCGGGTACAACGGGGTCACACCCAGAACCTTCATGTCGCGAACGGCCAGGTCGCACCCTTGGCCGAGTTGCACGACACGCACGCTGGCCTGAGGTTGCAGAGCATGTGTGCTCCGCCTCTGGCCAGCGGCTTGACGTGATCGACGGACTCTGCGGGTTCGCCGCACATCCAACAGCTGTGGCCGAAGTAGGCGAGCCTCGCGGCCAGCTCCTCCGGACTGAACTCGATGACAGCGGCGCCGCGCATGCGGGCTCGCCGGTTCACGTGCCAGGCGGCCACCTTCTCCGGGTTGGCGGCCTTCCACGCACGCAGGTACTCGCGGAGATACTCGGTGTTCGCCTGTCGGAAGCGCCGGTTGGCTTCACGGACTCGGTCGGGGTGGCGGAGGCGGTACTCGCGCTTGTGTCGGCGCGTCGCCTCGTTGTGGCCTTGGCGCCACCGCCTCGCCAGCGGCGCCTTGTGCGCTCGGTTGGCTGCCACGCATGCATCGCATGGCGGCTCGCCAGCGCGGTAGTGCCGGCCCCATCCGGTCACCGACCCCGTCGCCGGGGACCCCTTGCGGGGCCCCCGGACGATCGGAGCAGCGCACGCCAGCTCGATCACGACGACGTGATCGGGCTGTTGTTGGTGTTCGTCAGCTCGACGAACGCCGCGGTGTCGTTGACGAGCCACCCGTACTCCGCCTCGGCCAGGACCGCGACGAGGTTGTGCTCGAACAGCGAGACGAGGCTGCCGTTGATCGTCACCGAGGCCTCGGTGGAGATCCGGTAGCTGATGCCGCCGACGACACCCCACGCCGTCTGACCCCAGTCGCCGCCGAAGCCGACGGTGGTGGTCAGGTCGGGGGTGGCGACACCCTCACCGAAGAAGCCGCGGCGGCCGAGGAGCCGACCGGAGGTGAAGAGGTCGCTCTCCTGCTCGGAGGCGAGGTCGGCCCAGATGGGGCGACCGGCCGTGTCGACGGCGCCACGGATGGCGGGCTCGACGACGTCGTCGAGCGCCCAGCCGGTGACCCGGTAGCGCCGACCGGAGGCGTCCTTGCCGCTGACGACCTTGCCGAGCGCCGCGTTCAGGTCGCCGTAGACGCCGCCGGCGTTCTGGGCGGTCGCGCCGATCTCCTGGGTCTTCGTCGTCTGGGCGACGTAGGTGGAGAACGGGCCGGCGCCGGCGGAGCCGTCGGGACCGACGTCGTGCAGCGCGGCGAGGTCGAACGCGACGGCGAACGTCTCGGCGAAGCTGCCCTGCATCCGGGTCACGAACTGGGCCGGGTTGAGGCGGGCGACCTCGGCGGAGACCACGAAGATCGACGCGAGCTTCTTCGGCTCGATCGTCTTCGGGGTGATGCTGCCGGCGGAGGCCGGCTTCTGCTCACCCTCACCGACCCACGCCGCGGTGGGGCGGGTCGAGATGACGGGGATCTTCACCCCGGACGGGCCGAGGGGAACCTGCGGAGAGAGCTGCTGCACCACGGAGGTGCGGGCGGCCCGCTCGAAGATGGGAGCGGCCTCGGCGGGCGTGATGAACCCGGAGAGGTCGCTGGTCTTGGTGGGGGCGGAGATCGCCATGGTGTCCTCCTGTGGACGGATCTAGGGGGTGAGGCGGTCAGCGGATGCCGAGCGCCGCTTCGAGGTCCTTCTGCAGCTGGGAGCTGTTCAGGCCTGGTACCTGCTGACCACCGCGTGCGCCCTGACCGAGATCCGGCGGGGCCGTCTCCTGCGCAGGTGCGATCCGATCGACGAACGCCTGGACGGCGTCGCGGTCGGGGTTGCCGTCCTCGCTCAAGAACTTGGCGAGGTTGATCCCGTCGATCACTTCGTCGACATCCAGGCCACGACCGGCGGCCGCGACTCGGAAGGCATCGGCGACACGTTCGGCCCCGAGCTCGCCGAGCACTTCACTGCGAGCAGCTTCTCGAGCCTCACGCACAGCACGTTCCTGATCGGACTCGTACTGCTTGCGGAGACCCTCGAGCTCCTTCGCAGCTCCAGCGTTCGTCTTCGCTCGCTCCTCCCACTTCCGAGCCTTCTGCAGCTCGGAACGGAGGCGGGCAACCTCGGCGACCGGATCGTCGTCGCCCTGTGCAGGGGTCGGAACGTCGGATGCGTCGGCGGGATCGTTCGGCGTCGGCTCCTGTGCAGGATCCGGCTGGGTGTTACTCACGGTGGGTTCCTCCCGTGCGGGTGGTTGGTTGTGCCCCGTGCGGGGCGGAGATCAGGGTCGGGGTGCCGGTCGCCCGTCGGTGTCGACGTAGCCGGTGGACCCCTCGGGTCGGGTCGGTCGGTCGCGTGCAGCGTGCTCAGCTGCCTGGGCACGGGCGTGGTTCGCTCGCCGTTCCCACGACCGTGCCCGTTCCTGGAGGCGCATCCGGCGAGCCGGGTCCTGCTCGGTGCGGAGCTCGGCGAGTGTCGCCGTCATGCGACGGGTGGCTGTGTCGGCGGACTGGGCGAGCTGCTGGCCGCGCCGACTGAAGCTGACTCGGTCCGACACGCCCTGGGCTCTCACGTTGCGGTAGAGGTCGTCGTCGATGACGCCCCTGGACACGTTGCTGGTGTCGAGGATCGGTACCGCGACGCAGTCGCAGGTCTTGTGGCCGAAGGTTGCGGACTCGGCGGAGCGGTACACCTGGGTGGCGACGAGTGCGCACCATTCGCAGGACACGCCGGAGAGCTGCCGGCGCCAGCCGTGGTTCTGGACGCCTGATCGGTTAAACCATGCGTCGCCGGCGGCCGACGCTGTGCGGGTCACGAACGTGGCGGTCAGGTTCTCCGCTGCGGCCCGTCCGCCGGCGAGCGCCTCGGACCATTCCACGCCGTCGCTGAGCTGCTTCCACATCGCCAGGAACGGCGCTTCGGGAGATGGCGGCACTGCGGGCACACCGGCGCCGGTCAGGCCGACGGTTGAGGAGCTGGTCAGAGTGGACAGGAACGCATCGGTCGACGCCGCCGCAACGTCCTTGGTGGCGGCGAACAGCTCGTCTGTCAGGTCGAAGAACCGTTCGATGTCGGGCCGGTTCCAGGACCCGAGGTCGTCCCAGATCGAGGCCACGGTGTCGGCGGATCGTTGCCTGATCTGCTGGAGCTGCGTCTGCCATCGACGAGCGAGCTCGGCCTCGGTAGCCATGCTCACTGCACGGCGTCAGGAGCCGCGAGGATCGACGAGACCAGCTGTCCGGTCCGCATGCGGGCGATCTCCTGCGGTGTCTTCTGCAGCACGTCGCGAGCGATGGTTTCGAGGTCGATGCCGGCGGCCGAGAACTTCGCCGCGGCGTCGGCCTTCTCTGCCAGCGAGTAGCGGACGACCGGCGCCCAGATGACCTCCATGTCGCCGCGGGACGCTCGACGTGCGTCGCCCGCGTACGCGAAGGCGAGCGACATGACCTGCTCGTAGTCCTCGCCCTGCTGGCGGCACCGGTCCTGCACCTTGAACGCCCGAGCCTCACGCTTCAACTGCGCGCCCTCGGCGGAACCGCCGTTGTCGTCGGGGAACAGGTACTGGATCGGCGTCGACGTGGCGCCGGCGATGCTGACGATGTCCTGCTTCTCGGCCTGCAGGATCGGGGCCAGGTTGATGACTCCGGACTCCCAGATCTCGGCGGTGGCCGGCAGCTGCCAGAGCTCCCCGGGCCCGTTCAGGAAGTCCTCGGAGTAGTCGATGATCTCACCGCTGGAGTCCTTCTCGGGCAGGCCCTTGATGCCGCGCTGGCGGTAGGCCTGCATCGTCATCACTTCGAGCCGGTTCAGCACCGTGAAGGTCAGCCGGTCGAGCGCGGCCAGGTGTGCCTCGAACTCGCCCTCCGGGTTGCCGTTGATGCCAGCGAGGTTGAGGAACTCGACGACGGGGATCTGCTGCACCGGGAGCCGCTGGGGAAGGTCGTCCCAAGACCAGGCCGCCATGTCGGTGTTCTCGACCCAGCATCCCTGGTCGGTCGAGGACCGGACGCGGGACGCCTTGACAATCCAGCCCGGCTTCGGGAAGAACACCGCCCGGTCGAGTCCGGCGTCCTCGTCGACGTACAGCTTCAACGCGGCCGTCACCTTGCGGCGCCGGCGTGGGTCGTGCCGGACGATCACCTCGCGGGGGTCTTCCGCCGTGATCAGCGGGGCGCCGATCTCAGGGTCGACCGGGCCGACCATCATCGCTGAGCGGCCCATCGTGAGCGTGGCCCTGTCGACCAGCATGTGGTCGGCGTCCAAGCTGTTCGCCTGCCAGATCCGCCACGCCTCCGAGTCGCCTGACTCGTCAGCGTCAGCACCGGTGCGGAACCCGATCGGATCCATCAGCTCCCGGGTCGCTTCGACGATCACGCGGGCCAGGTTGAGCCGGGAGATCTGCATGAGCCGCTGGTACGACTCCCGCACGTGCCGGCCGGCGTGGACGGGGATGCCGTTGACGCCCCGGTAGTAGTCCTCGAGGTTCGTCAGATGCGCCCGACGATCACTGAGGTCCGTTGCCATCTTCTGCAGGAGTACCCCGGCGGGCGAGCTGGTGTCGATCACGCGCTCACCCCCAAGGGTCAACTCAGTCGGCGAGGCCGGTACATCTCTGCGTCGGGGGCGGTCACACCCCTGCTCACTGCGTCGAGCCGCGCCTGCCACGCCAGGATCGCCGCCACGCAGGCGTCGATCTTGCGGGAGCTGTAGTCGTGCTCCTTGGAGACGGTGAGCTTCCCGCCGCGGGTCCGCCGGCGTGCGTTGAGCACGTGGCGGGTGAGGGCGTAGGAGCCGTCGTGGGTGAGCTCCGGCGTCTCGACGTTGCCGATGGCCAGCGCAGCGTTGCGGATCGACCCGTCGAACTGCTCGACCGCCCGCTGGATCAGCCCGGTGCGGCCACCGGACATCCACCATTCGAACGGGTGGTCCTTCGACACCTTCACGGTGGCCCGGGCGCCGTAGGTGGCCTCCCAGGTGTTCACCGTCGATCGCCAGTCCTTCGCCGGATCCGCGTAGAACGCTGCGACGTTCCACCGACGGAACGCGTCAGCGACCGCCGTCTCGACCTCGACGAGCGGCGGTTGCCAGTCCGGCCACGTCGCGGTGTCGTCCGGGGCCTCCCAGACCCCAACAGTGAACAGGTGACCGTCCGACACCCGGCAACCGATCAGCGCCGTAGCGTCCGGCTTGCCCTTCGCTCGACCACGGGATCCGTCGAAGCCGAGCACAACGACGTCGCGGTCGGCGATCACCTTGCGGGCATCCAGGCAGGCCGCCCAGTCGGTCTGCGTCACCAGGGCGTCCGAGGCGTGGGTGATCTGGTTCAGGAAGTCGGCACGGGCCACCTGTGGCGCCGTCGACGGATCCCAGATCGTCGCGATGATCACGTCGAGGTCGACGTGACCACCCTTCGATGCCGCCGAGTCGCCGTACACGTACTCGAGGCCGGCGAGTAGCGACTCCCGGTCCGCCATGTCCGTCTCCGGCGGCGCTTCCCGATGGTCGTAGTAGAGGCCGTCGTCCTTCGCCTTGCCCTCACGGATCGCCGCCCAGAACGCTGCGGACTCCTCCGCCACCGACTCCTCACCGGGGATGAAGGCGTTCGGCGACTCGATCGTCGACCCACCGACCTTCGCAGCGTTGATCCGCATCGTCGACGCCAGCTTCGGCCCACCGTTCGACTGGACCCACTCCTCGGTCTGGTCCAGCACAGCGAACACGGCTCGATTGCCCTTCACGGTGCGAGCCGACGACGTGACCGTCTCGATCCTGCCCCTCGGCAGGTTCACGAACGTGTCTAACGGCTCGAGCCCGGGGTACAGGTCGAGCGCCGGGCCCTGCAGCATCTCGAGCAGCGGCGACCACGTGTTCTTCGTCTGCGTCTCCGACACCGCAGCGATCTGCACCAGCGGCGTCCGGATCGACGCCCACGGCCGGCCAACCGGTTGACCATCGGCGTCCCATCCATCAGGCACGACATCGCCGAGCGCCTCGAGACACGCGATCGCCGCCAGGAACGGCGACTTGCCCCACCCTCGAGGACGGGAGATCACACCTCGGCGGATCCGACGCCGGCACGTCTTCGGGTCGAGCTCGTAGAAGCGGAGCACGAAGTCCTCTTGCTCCGGGTACAGGCGAAACGGCTCGTACTCGGCCCGGTCCGGCGCGGCGAGCACCTGGGTGATCCAGTCGATTGCGTACCAGCCGAGTGTCGGGACCTCACCCGGCTCGGATGGCTTCCACGGCATCAGCCGGCGTCGGCGTCAGGTTCCGGCAGGGCGCGCAGCGGGCCGCGACGCTCGCGGGCTGCAGCACCCGGCTTCTCGGCTCGGCGATCCTCGGCCTCGTCCGCTGCAGCGAACGTGATCCGCAGCCGTGCCCGATCCTCCGGCGTCGCACCGAACTTCGCGACCCGCAAACGGAGCTCGTTCGCCACCGACGTGCGACCCGACCAAAACGCCGCGTGCAGCACCGCCGTGTCGAGCAGCTCCGACCAGTCCGTCGACGTGAACTCGGCGGCCAACGGGGACTCGCCCCACATCTGCCACCACTCCTCGGTCCGGGCCGGCCACCGGAACTCGACCAGCTCGCCATCCTTCTCGACGTGGAACGACGGCAGATCCGGCTGAGCGGCAGGCTCCGCCGTGATCACCCGCAACGCAGCGGGATCGGCGTTGCGGCGAGCTCGTCGGCTCGGATCCTTCGGTGCGGGACCTCGTCCAGCCATGGTGCTACCTCCCGTGCGGGTGGCCCAGGAGCCCCGTGCGGCGCCCTTGGAAGCGTGAGTTGCCCCAGACCCGTACGGAGCCTGATGAGCAGGGCTCTCAGGTCGGAAGGGGGGTGGGGAGGGGGGTGGTGCCCCGG